TTTATGGTCTCGTGCATGAACCAAGATTCCCGTTTCGCAGTAAAACAACAACAGAACAGGAGAGTTGATGGCGGCACAGACGACATGACGCCGGAAGAATGGGTTGACGAGGATTTGTCCTGCTGGACAGACTGACATTCACCACCAAACGACAGAACCCGCAGAATGATAGGTGTATTGTTCAGATATTGGCTATGTTCATTTTTAGTGAACGGCTAACCGATTGATCTGGCCACTTTCTTGCATAATTAGTGATTATCCAAATACGCGTATTATGGGGCTTTTTGTACCACTCTGCACAGGGCCAATAGAATTGAAAGATGACAATCTGGCCAATGAGTTTCCGTAAAGGCATAGTTAGATGTAATTACTGTAATCGTATCATCCGTATTGTGCCCAAGAAAGACTGGTGGATATGGAGTGATAACACGCAGGTACATGTTTGTGGGGCATGTAAAGCGTAATACCACCTATATATTGTACGCCCGCCTCGTCCGTACAACACATCCTTGGTAACAGACGGCAACTTTCCCGTTATCCTTTGTTACCTAACACCCGCCAGTTTATTGTTGGCCTGTTAGGTAAACCGTGGGTTTATAACTGAACCATGGTTCCCTATTGACATTTCTCAAATATGTGATATAGTTGGTGTCACGTATGAATCACTGTTTTAACGGACAATTATTTGGTGACACAATAAAGGAGCAGAATGAACATTAAGCCGTTGAAGGACAGAATCCTAGTAGAGCCTGACAAAGAAGAGGGCGATGTTAGTAGGGGTGGCATCATCATTCCCGATATGGCGCAAGAGAGGCCACAGGCAGCTACGATCATTGCCCTCGGCACTGGCGGGGTTGACGATGATGGGAATAGTGTGCCATTTGGTGTCAAGGTAGGCGACAGGGTGTTGATGCCGAAATACGGCGGCACTGATTTCAAGATGGACGACAAGGACTACCGGATCATCCATGAAGATGATATCCTTGGCGTTGCCGATTAACGATGTGTGCCTGCATTGAGGGCCGTGCAAAGCCAAGCTGCTCATGGATGCTCAAATAGGCGTACGGAGCGACCTGAACAGGCACCTTTATTTGATGTCAACAGTCAATATATGACAGATAGGAGAATGAAATGGCAAGAGGCAAAGGCAAGTGTGGTAGAAAGAGACGTTTTGATGGAAGAGGCAAGGGCGTAGGACAGGTGAATAAGCAGCCTAGAAAGAAGAAGAAATGACTGAGAAGCTGAAATGGCTTGATATGTGGAAGACGATAGGGAAGAAGAGTATATCTAAGCGAGCGAGGTGCCACTATCCACATGGCTTCGTTTGTTCTGCCGCTATGCTGGTTCCTGCCGCTATGAAGTTGAGTGACGCCTTGTGCAATGCTGGGATCGCCGTGGGTGTGGTGTGGATGGTGGGGTTTATGATCTATGAAGTCACCGAAGACTGGAGACTTAAAGATGGGGCTGACCTAGATATATTTGGTTTTCTCATAGGCTATGCTGGTGGAGTAGCGGCTTCGGTGGGCTTGGTTCACTCTGGCGGCTCCGTAATAGGCTTAGGCGGCAACATCAAAGACTTTATCGTAGACCTCGTTAAAACAAAGATCGGCCTCAACGGTGGAATCATAGGCATCATAACGGGAGTTATCGGCAATCTGTTGGGGAGAAAGAAGAAATGATGGAGATGGGAAGCATAACCTTTGCGCCGTACACAACTCCCATAGATGAACTTGACGGTCCTGCTTGTATACATTGCCGCCACTTCAGCCATAAGCTAGGCACCTGCACACACAAGAATAGCCCATTAACAAATTCTTACATAGGAGATTACAAAGAAGAGTTCTGGTGCCGTCATATATTAGAAGAGGAGGATGAATGTGACCGATGATATCAACATGGGTGGTCAAATGGGAAACGACAGTACAAACAGGGAATACCACAGAACATCTAAGTCGAGGGTGCATTGGACCATTCCAAGATGTATCAGGGATGAGAAATGCAAGAACTATCCAGATGGATGTGAGGCGTGTTTGAGGTACTCAAATTGGGAGGAAAAGGTATGAAGTGGACTATTGATTGGGATACGGATAAGCGTGAGATAGATACTAGCAACAACAATGCAAAAGGAGCGAGGATGAAGTACAACCGTTTGGGAACAATGCAGTTCTTCCTAGAGGCCGAAGGCTGTGCCTCCAAGGTAGCCTCAGTCCACGTGAACGATGCAGATTCCGTTATTGTTCTTTCTAAGAAACTGATTGCCCTTGGTACTAGGTTAGAACGGTTTGCTTGCAGGGCAGCACGGAAGGCCATTCAGCCGTTCGTAAAGACACTCAAGAACGGGAAAGACATGAAGGGCGAGGATGTTAAAGCTCTTGGCGAAGCAATGGAAGATGTGAAAGAGATCATACATGAAGGGTAAAGCTATCATTTGCCCTGGAGGCTATCGTTCTGGTTCCACAACCCTCTGTAACGCCCTGCTTGATGCTGGCGTCTATGGAGGGGATAGGTTCCTCACTCACAATGAGGACCGTGAGGCATGGGAATCTAATGCTGGCGAACACGTCTCTGCCCGCGAAGAGAAGCGACTTGACGAAACATCATCTCCATACCGATATGATGTGGACCCTTGGTACGTTAAACGGCTCATGGAGATACGTCAGAAGTTTGAGAACTCTGGCAGAGAATGGTACTTCATTAAAGACCCACAGATAGCCAGAGCCATGAAGGCTTATGCCTTGGTGTGGCCAGATGCTCACTATGTTGTGTGTGATAGGGAAAACCATCAGGCTCTCTTGTCACAGCGAGCGAGAGAGAAGGTGGGTCATATCCAGATAGGACATATCCGTAGAAGATCAATGTATATGGACAATATATGGTACTATTGCATGTCGAAGAACCTTAACGCTCATGTTCTGAGCCATGCTGGGATGAGTACACCTGAGAGTGCGAAGATGGAGGAATTGTCCCTGAATTACTTCTTGGGGTTCACTGTGCCGTTAATCAAGCATTGGAAGCATCATGTGAATATAAGGAGCATGGAAGATATGCTGTTCAAACCACCAGTTTCTTCCGGTCCACCGACCGCTTGTGCTTGTAATAAGCCAGATGCTTGCGCTGATTCAATGGATATTGAGGCGAATACATTACCAAATGAACAGGAAGCTCCACGACGGACTTTCCCTCAAGGCCATGATGAATAATAAACTCAGCATCCCAACGGATTTCGCCGTCCTGAAAGCAATAGCCAATAAGGGCTTTGCGGTAATTCGTAGCCATTTTAAGCGGCTTTGCTTTCCATGCTATAGGGTTCGCGTTCTTGGCGAACAGCATCTTGTTGCGCTGGGACAAGTTAGTGGCACGGAATACGGGGTTGCCTAGATGGTCAAGGTCAACTGGAAACATCCGTACATCGTCCATGTAAAGACCCATATCTCGTAACTGCTTTTTGATTTTTGCCATATAGTTCATGCAAGAGATAGTACCAGAAAGGGCGTAGTTTGTAAAGTGAAATATATCCTCCCTATCAACGGGGCTTTCCACACCTTCACTGACAAGCAATTGTTGGAATGGGACAAGGACGGGAACAGCGAGTATGCCGAATCCATCCGTGCATACATCGAGATGTATAACCAGAACCGTATCTCTTTCTTCCTTGCACATAGCGGGGCAATCGCCTTTATCAACGATTATGATAGCAGATTGGCGGTTCTGCTATCGGGAAATCAGCGGGGGAAGACTTTCCAGATGCTTGCGTGGTTCATTGTCCGCATGATTAAGTGTGATCCAGAATGGGCTTGCTTCGGGGAAGAGTGGGGCAAGGCGAAGCTGACGTGCCCTGAATGGGCTGGTGAGAAGCGTGGACTCTTGGCTAGTTATCAGTGGGCGCACGTGGAGGGTAATATCTGGCCTAAGTTTGCAGAGCTAATGCCCGTTGATGAACTGAAAGAATACTCCCCCCATTGGGTATCCCGTAAAGGCAAGCAGAAGAAGAAACTCAATGTCAAGTCAGGTCTGCCCTCCATAGAACTCTATCAATCCGGTGGCCAAGTAGATTTCGGAGCCTATCAGCAGGGGCAGGTGGCAAGGGAATCATTCACCTACGATGTTGTGGGTTCTGACGAACAGATGCCCGAAGGCCAATTCATCGCCATAAAGAAGCGTGGTTTGACTAAGTGGGATGAAGGCTTTCAGATCGCCGTAGCCGCTACACCGCACAGGGTAGATGGCCAACCAGAGACGGGTTCCGGCACTTGGTTACACAAGATGGTGCAAGGTTTGAACTATCAAGGCATGGAACCAAAGGAAGTCTGCATATACCACATCAAGACGGAAGAGGTTCCTGACGAGATTCTGTCCAAGAGTGCTAAGGAATCGGAGCGCAGAGAACTTCATGAAGCGTTAGAATCTAAGAACCAAGCACGTATTTCAGCAGCAAAGTCCCGTTATTATGGTACATTTGAGTCATCCGAAGGGCTAGTCTATGACAATTGGAATCCCTCCCTCCATTGGATAGACCCCTTCCCAATTCCTGCCGATTGGAGCAGGTACAGGGCAGTAGACCCAGGCAGAGTTCATCCTTTCGCTGTCGGCTGGCTTGCTGTAGCCCCTTGGGGTGACATGGTGTGGTATCGTGAATACTATGAAGCTGGGCTTGGTATGGCTGAAAATGTCCGTAATGTGATAGAAGTCTCTGGCAATGAACGAGTTAAGGTCAGCGAGCTACGGAACGTTGACGGGGACGTGAGCGGAGTCTTTGAGGAACGCTTCACATCAGAGCAATATATCGAGTCAGTTATGGACTCTCGCACGTTCGCACAACCCTCTCAGGAGACCACCACGACTCAGGGTGACATATATAGGGAGATGGGACTAGACTGCGTTCCTGCCAGCGGCATGAAGAACAGAGACGCTGTACCCCTCGTTAAGCGTTGGCTAGAGCCGATAACCGGTCGCTCCCACATCCTCGTTAAGATGAAGTTAATGGATGAGATCATCAATCCAGATACAGGCAAGCCCATAACAGCCGCCCCCAAACTCTACGTATTCAATACCTGCCCAATGTTCCATTCAGAGATAGAGGGTTACGTCAACAAGCCCGACTCAGAAGACCCAGTAGATAAGGACGATCATTTGATGACAGCCCTCAAGTATATGTGTCTCGCCAATCCATCCTATCAAGGCCAGCTAATCAACTACACCCCAGAATCCGCACAGTACGACCGTAAACCAGCAAACCCCTACACAGGCTACGTTAGACCCTAATCGCTTTCTCAAATTCTACAAAATGGGAGGATTATTCTTGACAATGAGTCGCAAATGTGCAACAATTCACGCAAACATGAGAAACATTCAACCAAAGAATTGTCTCAAGTTGCCCGAAGCCGTCATAGTTTCGTGGAATCATTGGTTATATTGTAGAAAATGCGAAACTCCAGAAGGCATCATTGCTCTATCGGAGAAGACTAAGCAGCAATGTGACTGGGAGCGAGTCTGTTCCATCGGTATGGATGTTGGGAATCCTCGCTTCAAGGCCCGCAAGAAACTCACGGCGGCACAAAGGAAGCACCTGAAGCACCACGGCATTCCTCGCAGGGTCTTAGGCAACATTGAACTAGGCGATGTTCTCTTGATTCCTGATTTGTCTGAATTTGGTATTAAGCATTCGCCATACGACAAAGACGAGTTCTTCTTGGAAGAGTACGTTATGCTCTGTAAGTGGTTAGGTGGGGATGACTACCTGCCTCTTGGTAATAGAATCTTGGTAGAACCGGAGGTATTCGACAAGGATGCGAACGGCATAGAGCTTCCAGATCAGGCAGAAGGCTTGCCATCAAGAGCCGTAGTGGTGAAGCTGGGTACTGGAATAGCAGATTATTCCAATAACCCCGTTCCTTTTGAGGTTAAAGTGGGCGATACCGTGCTGCTGCCCTTCGAGCAGTTTAAGGAAATACAGTGCGATAGCGGAAAGCGTTATCAAATTGTAGAAGTTGAGAAAATCGAAGCGGTGCTATAGGAGAATTTGATGGAACAAATAACTATTCCCGATAAGAAAGCGGCACCGAAGGAGAAAGACACCGATTCTTCGACAGGCATTCCGAACTGGGCAGACAATGAGAAGACTGTTACGAACGTCCTTGGTCTTATCCGGCAGCATTTCGGAGTTCAGAAAGCACAAGGCCAGAGGCGCGAGCTTGAAGTGGATATGCGTGATGCCGACCAAATGGCACGAATGTCCACGGGCCAAACCAAGCAGAGCGTAGACCTTACTGATGATTCTGACAACATTCCTCACGTCTTTATGGCCATGAATCGCATGGTTACGGCATACGAGACAGACATTGCGTTCCCTGCCAAAGAATCTCCTGGCAAGTTCGTTCCGTTAGACGCTGGTGATGAGATTATGCGCCAAATGGCTAGGGATGTATGTGATCAGAGAAATCTTCTTCTTGAGTACTCGATGGAGACTGATAACCGCAAGGCCGTTATGAAGAACGGTTGGCATTTTGATAACCAGTACGGCAACGGCTTCTATTCGATGGAGTGGATGGACGTTCAGCGAAGTGTCCGTTATCGCATGATTGAGCAAGATGATGAGGGCAAAACCACAAAGATAGGCTGGAAGACTAAGAAGGTCGATGAATCCCACCCCCATCTTGTCCGCTGGAATCTTCGTAATGTCTGGATGGACTCCAATATAGACGCTATTCAGGATCAGAACTGCATCAATCTTCTTGATTATCCGACATTGAGTACTGCCGTAAGCGAGCAAGCGGCTGGGCATTACAAGAATGTAGGGCTGATTAAGAAGGAGAACATGTATGACGGCGAATCACACAGTCACGTTAAGGCCGACCGTCAGACTGATTCGGGTGGAGCATCGGACGTCGACACGCCTACGGGCAATCTTGTCCGCCACACAGCGTTTGTCAGGGCACCTATCAACGAGAAGGGCGTATGGGATGAAAAGGGAACTTACCCTACATGGCATTGGGTTGCTTTTATCGGAGACATTGAATCTTCAGAGCCTATATGCGTTCGGCTCAACCCTAATCCTTTCAACGAAAAAGATTGGCTTCCGATGTATATGCAGCACACCCACCCCGACGACAAGGGTGCCTATCATCGAGGGTATGTCAATATGGTGCGGCCCGTATACAACGAGTATAAGACAGTTCTTAATCAGTGGTTTGAATTAAAGAACCAGAAGTGTGCGGCCCCGTGGTTAGTAGAGACTGGCGCATTGCTTCCAAGCAACAAGGATTTCCATCCTAAGCGGATGTGGAATGTCGCCAAGGGTGCAATAACCCGCAAGATGATAGATCGCCTTGATGTTGATGTTAACACTCAGGATATGATTGAGTTCATTCGCTATCTTGAGCAGAAGGTTCGAGACATCTATGCTGTCCAGAAGTCATTTGAGGGCGTAGCGATGGGTGGCCGGACTTCCGCACAGGAAGCCAAGAATGCTATGGATCAGTCCACTAAGCCAGCTATGGCAAAGCTCCGTTATATGTCTGGTCTTATTGAGTGGATGGCTGAGACGGATGCCAAGTTGTGGGAACAATTTGCCAAGCCCGAACAAATCGTGGCTATTACCCGTGGAGAACTTATTCACGAAATCAAGCCAGCAGAACTATGGGGCAGGTTCTCGTATAAGGTGACTTCCATAGATGAATTTGAAACTAACACTCTTCAGCGTCAGGAATTTGACCGATGGTTCCAAGTATATGGCCCCGTAGCAATGGAGACCATGCCATCTGAAGGCCGAAGGAACTTCCTCAAGGACGCGCTCAAGGGTCGGCCTGGATTTGATTCCGATAAGTATTGGCCTCCTGAACAGGACTCAGATGCCCGTAAGAACGCAAAGCAAGAGAACCTTGATATGTTGCGTTGGGACGAGATGGGTGAAGCTGGTGAATGGAGAGAGCCACAAGAAGGCGAGAACTTTGATCTTCACATAGATATGCACAAGAACGATCTCGCCATCTATAAGGTCACAGCCGGAGCTAATCCAGAGAACGTCAAGACAGTACAGGCCCACATAGAAATGACTGAGCAGATGAAGAAACAATCTCAGGCTGCCATCCAATCAGGCGCACAGCAGGCATCAAACACACTAGGACAAGAGTCTGGTGCTGCTCCTGCATTGGGTGATGGTTCTGCACAAACAGACGCACAAGCTGGTGGTGACTTACTTGCCGCCGGAGAAGGAGTGAATGCCCTGTGATTTTAGGCCATGGCAAGACTACCGATAAGGAACTGAAGCCATTAGCCATGATGGTCCGAAGAGAAGCATGGGGTTTCTTCATCCAATGGTGTGAGGATTACGAGATAGAGATAGCGTTAGCGGCAATGCGAGACGAAGGTGATGATATTAAGGCGTATGGAATAGCATACGTTCTCGATGAACTCAAAGGTTTCGCTGAAGATGTAGAACAACGATTAAAGCAATTGGCACAGTAGATGTCGGTCGTTTGACGGATTCACGTACACTGTGTACGTCCCGTTGATGGCCATGTAGCAGGAGGACGTTATGTCCGAAGAGACAATTACCGACACACAGGATTCTCAGGTAACTGACCCTGTTGTCGAAGGCGATGTTTCAGCACCCGCCCCAGAGGCGGATTCCGTTGATGCTATCGCAGAGAAAAGGCTTCGAGATACTCAGGCCAAGATGACGGAGTTAGCACAGGAGAACGCAACACTACGTACGGAGCAGCAGAAGTTCCAGACGGAATATCTTGCTGAAGTCCACAAGGTAGTTACGCGGGAACCTGCACCTCGTCAGCTTTCGCGTGAGGAAGAAGAGGCTCGTCTTGATAAGTTAGCTGATGATTGGGGAATATCCCGTGAAGCAGTACTGGAGATTGGCAACATGAAGGCTGATGCAATAGAAGCGGCAAAGTCAGCGAATGAAGCTACTCTCTCAGAGATACGACAATCACAGGAAGCACTCCAGCAGTCCATGAGCGAACTTAGGGAAGCGCAAGACCCAGTCTACCAGCAGAACAAACCTACGGTAGACAAGATGGTGGAAGCGGGACTTACACGCCAGCAAGCCATGATTGCGTTAAAAGTAGTTCCTAGAGGTCCGGTAGTTGAAGCAGGCTCTCCGTCTCCAGGCGGTATTGGAAACGGAACAGTGGCACCGAGTAATGTTGGTAATCAGCAGTCTAGTGATGATGTGATTAGGGATTATCTAAAGGTAGTTCCAGATGCTACACCAGAAGAGATTGCAGCGGTGCGTAAGATGGGCGTAGGACTACAACGTAGAGAAGAATGGCAGATGCCAGGAGGTGTAGCATGAGCGAGAAGATGACTCCACAAGGAATGCAGTGGGAAAAAACTCCATGTCCCAAATGTGGTAAAGAGATCACAACTCACCAAGGCGGTCGAGCGGCACATATCCGTAATTGCAAAGGTAAAGTCGAGGAGTCAGAGCCAAAGAGAGTGGTCGAGATAGACCCTCTTGCTATAGGAGATGCAAAGCTACAAACGCCTAAAGCGGCTAATCCTACTCTGGCAGAAGAAATACGGTATTCAGAGGAAAAGACAGGCCAAGCAGTTGCAGCGATAGAGCGAGTCAAGAAAGAAGCCCCAAATGCAATCGTGAGTTTCACGGGTTCATCGGATGAGTTTAAGTCCGAAGAGAAACGGTTACGAGCCGAAGGCAAAGTGCCCGATGATCATGTGTTCTACTGGGGAGATGTTCGACAGCATAAGTCAGACATCCATAAGTACATCCCAGTTGATGACGGCGGTAGGCAACCTCAGGTTGGCGAGAATCAAGCGTATCATCGCCATAAGAGTCTTGCCAATGCCGAGCATCAGGCAGCAACACAGCGTTCAAAGAGCATGTTCCAAGATACTTCAGGCGAAGTAGAAAGCAAACCGTTATTCAATGAGCCAGTGAGACCAAACCCCGAAAAGTAAACTCCTGATTTTCAGGAGGAGGTTATCATGGCAGTACAAGTAGCAGACAATCCTCGCTGGTCACAGAGCGAGAGTGGGCGATTCATGTCTACCACCAATGCTCTTATTGATGGTGGCGCGACATGGAAATCTGGCGAGTTCCTCAGACGCGATGCTGATGGTCTGTTGTATGAAGCGATTACAGGTGCCACTTCTGTAGCCGCCTCTGCGACGACTCATTATGCGTTGGAAGACCTTGATGCCACCGTGTCAGTTGACACTAGCCGTCAATTGGTTGGTGTTGTAGCAGCCAGCGATGAGTATGAAATGAACGAGTTGGATAATGCGGTCACGGAAGTTATGCGTGGCTTGCAGTATGAGTTGGATGTAACCAGTAATCTTTGCACTCTTGATACTGGCAACACCAACTATCCTACGTTCCAGTTGGTTGAGCCGATGTGGCTGATCCGTGAGTTTCAGGATTCTTCCGCTGATACACTGGCGAGAGTTATCGTGAAGCCTCTGACGGTCAACGTCGAAGCAGTCCCAGCATAAACATGAGAATAATGGATAGCGTATTTGTCAATCACGGGGTATTGACATTGCGGACTATCCTGACTTTTCAAATTAACACTTAACGGAGAACTACAATGGCAGATAAACTAACATACGCGGTTCTGGGTCCGTTGCATCGCAAGACCTATCCAGACCATATCAACAAGAGTATGGACACCTTCCTTCAGAGGAGCGAGAGGATTCCTCTACAGATGTCCAAGTACTTCAAGAAAGAAACAGCGACTACGCTGGAACATAAGCTCACCACATGGAGCAACATCCTCAACCATCCTCGCAAGAGTGATGATCTTGAGCCGTTGCCTTATGAAGTTCCGGCTCCTGGGTATGACAAGACCATCACCCTGTACACGTACAGGCTTGGTACTATGATCACTCGCACCTACGACAAAATCGACCTTTCTGGTTCGGCTCGTCGGCAGATGACTGGTCTACTTGATTCAGGGCGTCGTTTCATTGAAGCAGGCATGGCAGACGTTATTAACAGTGGTGCGACTACGGAAGGTTCCGATGGTTCCTACCTGTTCGGCAGTGATCATTACCATGAAGACCCGAAGGGTGGAACATGGGACAATGATGAGTCGGGCGGCGCACTTACTACCACCACGTTTGACGCCATGCGTTACAACATGAAGAAACGGAAGAACGAAAAGGGTCAAGTCAGGCCGATTATAATGAAGACGCTCGTTACTATTCCTGAGAAGGAAATGGTTGCTCGTCAAATATCTGGGTCGGACAAGATTCCTGAGAGTTCAACCAATGCTATCAATCCTTGGAAGGGCGTTGATGTTGATGTCATTAGTTATCTGACCAGCACAACGGCATTCTACGGGGTTGGTGATCTTCCTGAAGATATGAACGGTCTGCATTATGTGTCCCTGACCGATCCTAACGTCATGTCTCTTGCTCTGCCTAGCGCAGATCATCCTGATGTGATTGCAGGTTACAGGATATACATGCAGGTTGCCTTTGCTGGAAGTCAGCTTAAGAACTGGCACCGAAATAGTGGTGCGTGATCAATATTGACTAATGGGGGCATTGTGCCCCCTGAAGTCTTACCCCCGTCAGCGTATTTGGCCTGACGTTGACAAAAATGGAGAGCGGTCAATGAGCGAGAAGAAAATAGAAGCAGAAGAGAAGAAAGAAGAGAAGGTTCCTGATGCGCTAGCGGCAAAGGTGCGCAGGAATAGTGATAAGTTGCAGGAGTACAAACTGAACTGGATAGCACACATGAAGAAATACCATGAGTCAGATAGTGATGGAAGTGTTAAGGGTGGAAGAGTATCCATTCTGTTCGTCTCTATGATTCTTGCGGCTGGACTCATGGGTACTGCCCTTGCTGATACATACCTGATGAATGTTCCTTCTGAAGACGGGACACTTGGTATTCGCATGGATACTGACGGCAATGTTGAAGCTCAGAATATTGAGGTTACGGGCAACTTCACGTCCACTAACTTGACAACTACGTCTACGGGCACAGCGAGTGGCGCATGGCTGGTTACTAATGTAACGGCTGCATCTAGTATTACGATTACTGCTGGCGAAACCAATGAGGCTACGTTGACGCTGGAAGCTGATGATGGCGACGATGCTGCTGATACTAGCACAGTAGTTGTTGGTACAGATGGCGACATGACTATTACTGTTGGTGGCGGCGATCTGGCGATTGCTGCTGCGGTTACGGCCACCTCGTATGAGGGAGTTGTGGCGGCTAATCTCAAGGCCAAGAACGTGTGCGTTATGATGATTGGCTGGGATGCTGATGACGAGCGTTTTGCGTTTGTCGCTCCGTATGCCTGCACGTTGGTTTCCGCAAGTCTTGTTAGCGATACGGCGACAACTGGCTCAGAGGGTGAAACAACCCGCTGGGGCTATCAGCTGGATAACATTACTCGGACCAACACACTCGGTGATGAAACCTATACGTCCACCGATAGTTCAACGAACGAGATGGCTGCAAATATTCCGTATGCGTTGTCTATCACACAGAACCTTACTGTGGTAGCGGGCGATGTTCTTGAACTGGACATCGAAGAAGACGGAACCCCGACTGATCTTAGTGCGAAAGAGATCATGTTTACAATCAAGTACTACTAAACGACAACCCTTGAGTGGGATGGGTCCGATCCCCGTCCTACTCATTTAGGAGAGACATGAAGAAAGCACTTGCAATTATAGCAGCACACGTCCTTCTGGCTGTCGGTTGTTCGGTAGCCATAGCAGCGGCGTTTGATTTTGATGATTCTGCTTCGATACGATTTACTAACCTTGCAACTAACTCTTATGACAGCGGTATCCGTGAATGTGCGGAAGGCTGGCTTGAGTCGGTTACGATCAATCCTGACGCTATTGGCAGCGATTCATTTACTGGCTCTGTTGCGATAACCGTTCTGTCAACTAATTTCAACACAGGGGCGTCTTGGGAAACCACGGTGTATAGCAATGATGCGATCATAGCAACTACTGCGATAGCTGTTAGGAAGCCCGTTAATGCGTCTAATGGCACAGTCACGAACCCGACAACGGTTCTTGTTAGATTTCCTATTGTCAGCAGTGACAGGCTCAAGTTCTATTCAAAGAACGTGATAAGTGTAACGAACAAGAACTTGTCCATCTACACGCTTATCGTGAAATAGGAGTTACGCATGACCATTACTGCCGCAACATTGTGGGAGCAAAAGGTCCGCCAGTTCAAGCGGGAATCTAGCGCGTTTAGGTTCGCAAGCAACTACATTGATGCCATCAATTTCGCGTTGAAAGCCATAGACTCTGGAACTAATGCTAGTTCAGATACTACGCTAATCAGCGATGTAGAGACGGCTATTGATCTTGATGCAGACTTGGAATGGGTACTCAGCGTATGTGCAGACTATTGGCTGATTAGATTCGGTCACAAGAGTGGCGATCTCGACCTCCGCACGGCTAAGGCCGACATGGAGGATGCCTTAGCATGGGCAAGAGTCCATAGGGATCAGGACGCTACTGCGGCTGCTACGAACGGCGAAACCTTTGGTGACATTGATACTGTAAGTACAAGCTAGGGGGAATCATGGCAGGTCCAGATTTTTCATGGTTGCCTTTGGCGACTAACTTTCCTGCGGGATTGGATACGCAGACTGATCCTGTTGCACTACAGGACGGGTTCAGCCCTGATGCTTATGGGATGGATATAGATTATCCTGGCCGTCTTGTGTCTGGTTCCATTCCCACTGGTACGGCTCAAGTGGCTAAGACCTATACCATCGGCTCTAATGTCTGGTCTGAGTACTTTGACCGGATGTGGCGCATCAACACCACTCCTACCCCTGATACCCTGCTTTACCTTGCTACGGGCTATCTAGGCACTACAGCAGCTTACGAGCAGATGGTACAGGGGCGTGGTGCTATTGAGTTCGCTGATGATGCCCAGAACATCCTTACCTTCCTACCTGCTGGCAATAACATGTTTGTAGCCAAGAGTACGGGCGGGTATATGATCTTCAATGCCAATACGGATGGCGACATTAAGCGCAGGTCTGATATTGAAGAGGCCATGAAGATTAGCAATAAGGCAAATTGCAATGTCTTGGATAGTCTGGCGTTTGCTTCCAATGGTAACGGGCTAATGGCATGGGATGGGAATAGGGTTGTTGAGGTCACGGCAAATGTCCGTAGAAATAAAGACAATAGCCTGTTCTCTTATTTCCAGAACCAAGCATTACTGATAGACCCCCAGAAACGCAGGGTTATAGGCACAGGTTCATTTGTCTACGATATGGGCATGAAGAAACTCTTCCAATGGGGAGCTTCTGGGTTCAGGTTCACATCACGGGTTCTTACGGATAACAGAAGCCGCAAGGGTCTCCGGAGACCGTTCATAGCAGATTCCATAGCTTTTCATATAGAGAACACCACACAGGCTGTTGGTACAATTAAGTTCCAAGTCCGTAGAGGCAGAAACACATGGGAAGATGAAGAGGAAATCCCCGTTAGATGGGAGAACGACAGCTTCACTAGGGTAGAGAAGAGCTTAGAGAACGATTTCATATCACGACAATTTCAGATTAGAGTCACGTCCCTGCCAAGCCATGTTCACGTTCACGCTATTGATGTAAGGGCAAATATTGGCACAAGCGTAGAGGAGTCATCTGGACAATGAGTGTATTGTATATTACTGATCCTTTAGGCGAAGCAGACGCTAGGCTGGTTATGGTTGGATACGCTGGCGACGGCAACCTTCAGCCTGACTCAATAGTTCGGGAGTGGAAACACGTAGATGCTACCGTAGCGGACAAGCTGATTTCTGAGTTGCAGGATGATGGTACAGAAGTTAATCCGAAGGTAGACAATCAGACCTATACGGGCACGTATGTAATAGGCAAGGTTGCATCCATCGCGGAAGACGGCGAAAAGAGATGGGTTACGATAAGAGAATGGCTGTATCTCAACAACTCTACACCTACCCCATATTTCGCCGGAGAAACTGACTCCGTAGGGCGTAGACCCGCAACATATTCAAGGCATTGGCCCAACGTGACAGATGCTCAGAAGGACACTCTTCTTGGCACCAATGCGGCTCCAGGAATTGCCCGTTCAGACTTTGCCTACAATGATACTGCAACCGCCGCAAGCTCTCTCGACCCAGAAGCCATAGTTGCTTCGACCTATACCCATTATAGCGTGGTTGTTGAGGAACATGCTGAGAAAAGTCTATTCACCGTTAAGCAGACAGGCATCATTCCTCAGACAAGTGGTGGTGATTCAGATGCAGAACCGTATAAGGTAAAGATCGTGGCGGTCGGATCGACGCTGTGGAGAGTCTCCGAGTACAGGAATTACAGAATGTCCGAGACCGACGCAAGGAAGTATGCAGAAAAGGCTGCCCCCTACACCACGTTCACTGGCGGCACGGACTGCCCCCTGAACTGGGGCAGCACGGGCGCGGCTCGCAGGAACCTTGGGTCTATTGAAAAGGAAACTGGCGGCACCACCTATACGGGCATACAGATACTTTGGGAAGTTGACGAGGGGAACATTTACGATGCCCTATAATGATCCGACAGCACAAAGCAACGCCCCATCTTTTTCCGATGAAGAGTTGAATCAGATACAGCGCAAGGATGAGTCTAATGATGCGTTCAAAGATCGCCAAGATGAGTTTGCTCAGAAGTTCGACAAGGCTGAATTGGAAGAGAAGGTTCAGGCATCGTCCGACCCTATGGAATTGCTCGTTAAGGAACTCAAGTCTCTTAGCAATCAGGTATCGAATCTAGAAGCTAACAGCATTAACCTCCAAGACCAGATTGATGACACGCGAAGTGATGCTAACGAGAAGCCAGATGTCCGCGATGTAATGCAGGTCAAGGGCAACGGCTACAACACTATCTGGCCGACAGGCGATGGCGTAGAGATTGCTGGCGAATACAACAGGGAGTTCAGTTGTTATATAGCATTGGATGATAGCGACCCCAAGGTTTACAAGGATATCTATTGCAGGGCTGGCGGGATATGGTACACGGATCAGTTCGTTGAGTTCAACTCAGGTGATGATAAAGAGTTCTCTGACCAGATGGACAGCAATGATACATGGTACGTATACATGGAGTGTTTCGCGGGGGCCACACCAACCATTAAGGCCACGACGAACCGTTCCACATTGGACGCAAGCGATGGAATCAAGATTCCGTTATGCAGCGTAGTCAGAGATAGCGGAGGCGTATTAAGCGGAATACAGCAGATTTGGGATGGTGGCGACATTCATCTGCCTATTGGATATGACAATGCTTTGCTCTATAAGGTTTTGCAACTCGATGCAAACAAAACCCCTATATGGGATTGGTTGAGGTTTCACGCATAATGGCTATTTTTACACCAGTTGGAAGCGGTGGCGGCTATGACCCTACGAGCTTGCCTATTATCAACGAAATAGTCAAAGCGTATTCTGAGCGCAGGCAGGCAATAGGCCAGTCGGCGGTGGCTGATTTAACGGGTGGCGAAGATGTCCATGATGCCAGTGCTGCATCGGACGGGTTGTTTCACCAAATACAGGACTGGATGGAAACATACTGCACATCGTTCGTAGACCACGATCAGGCATCGAGCGGACACTTTGACGGGGAGGATTCAATACCGATGTTGACTCTGGCAAAATGGCGCACATTGGCTGGCCTAAATGCATCGGGGTATCGCAGGGCAACCGTATGGAATCCTGATGCTGGCGATTATGTTGATTGGGAGACAAGCGTGAGTTTTTCGTATGGGCATATAGTGACTGGTGACATAGCGCAGGCTCCATGGATATGGGAAGATTTAATTGCCGGACTCAGCACATTGAAATGGTCGCTGAACAATGGGACGGCAGCTTCTGACTGGGTCGATAAGTATTCAGGAGTTCAGTTTGGCCTGAGTTGCGGGGGTTTGACAACAGCGCTAGACAATGCCTTCAATGCTGATGACGACTCAGGAGTAGGTATTGGTGCTAACTATGAGGTGTACGGCGTTTTTACTTACAACGGTGCAGAATGGAGTGGTAAAATACGAAGAACCTCAAGTCGAGAGGCAAGGACAAGTGTTCCAACTTTTCGCCCTTGTGCCATTGATATTCATTTCATGATGGGAATCGGAGGAGTGGGTGAAGGCACTCCGGCTTTTGTTGATGTTGATTCACTAGGAGCTACTGAGTCAAATTTATATTATCATGAGACATGGCCAGAAGATGCAGCAAAGCCATCGAGTCGCGGTGGAGCATCAGTGAATGACTCGGCAGGGTATTTAGGTCCAGAGCCGATAGCTAATGCAGACAATCCAAGAGTCCCTCTTGGACTAGTGTGTCCGTGGCCTCCTGGTCCAAGTCCCTATATTCAATGGCTGGGAACATTTGGTATCGATACCGTAACGTCAGGCACCAAAGTGGTGTTCAAGTGGAACTTTACGAATAGCGATTAAAGGAGAAGTACAATGGCAAGACTAAGTAGCTTTGAGAAGAAAAAACGAAGAGCGTTAAGCGTTCTTCCTGGACAGCTTACGGGAGCGGCCAAACGCAAGGCACTATCAGGTTTGGTAGGCAATGAAGTAATCGCGTCTTCTCATACCCCAACGAGGAGTGCCATTGTCACCAAGGATGCTGGCGCATCCCATTTGAACAAAGCTGTATTCTCTGATGGCAAGAACCGCCAGGGCAGGGTGTCTATGGCGACCGCAGGCGGCCAACCCATGCCAGTAGGCAATGTAGACCCGCGCGGCCTCGGTGGAGTCTCTGCTTCATTCTCGCCCATTCAGAGGGTTAGCCGAGCCGTAGGCGCGTTATCTCCTCGCCAGCAAGCAGAGCAGGAGCACATGGCTGGACTCACAACAGCACAGCGGCTAGCTGTTAGTTCTGGGCAGGGTTCCGTTTACTCCAAGCAACAGCGAGAGAAAAAGATTGCCAGTAGCGCAGCGGGAATACAATCCGGTG